AAATTATTAAGCCAGGGACTCCTTCACATAAATTTCCTGAGAATGTGAAATTTTTGGGAGTTGTTGAAAGTAAGTATGCACATAGATATCCAGAAAAATCAGAAATCGTACCTTCTCTTGTTCAGGGAGTTTTGCAGAAACCTACAAAATTTCCTGCGCAATTGAAAAATACTCAAGAGTGGTCTGTTATTGACTATACTCTTACAAAATTAAAGGCTGAGTATGAAGATCATGAGCCAGATATGACGTTAATGTGGCAAATTGCAAACAATTTTGTTTATAAGGTTAAATCTGGTACGCCTAGGATTGTTCTCACAGATGATCAGGCAATAAATGGAGTTGAAGGATGGACATTTTTCAATTCCTTTACTATGACCTCTTCTCATGCTTTTACTTATGATTGGCAATTGAATCCAAAGTTTACAAAGACACGTTCTTTGTTCAAAGAAGATAGAAAAGAGCATTATGTGCCGATCCCTGAGTATCAAGAGAAAATTGACCAAGACAAGCGAGCTTATGCAGCTGGAAAGTCTTCTCAATGTCTTGGAGAGCATAATGTGAAGGATGAGCTCCGTGTTCCAGAAAAAGTTCTAAAACCAAGAGGTTTTGTTGGAACAGAAAAAGCTCATGTCCACAATACACGACAATATTTTGGAGCTTTTGTGAATGCACTTGGAGTTAGCCGATTTGAGTGTGGAGTGTCCTTGGGGATAAATCCACATTCATTGGATTGGTCAGATTTCATTGCAGAATACGAGAAGCTTGGACCGATTGAGAACTTAAAAGGACTTGATGGTGATGCTAGTAATTATGATTGGAGTCATAATCGGAAATCAGTTCATGTTTTCATAGCTATAGTGAATTGTTGGTATGCTCAAGAAAATGAGGTGTTTCTTCCAGTTGAAGAATTCTTTATTCCAGAAGGACCCGTAACAGAAGAAGTTATGGACGGGTTGTATGGAAAATTTGGAGAATATGCTATTGACATGTTGATACGAAGAGGAATTGTAATGGATTTTACTCTTGAAGGTAGGCTTCTTGTAGGAGCTGATGTTATTCAAGTTGGTAGAGGTATGTTCTCCGGAGGGTGGCTTACATTTGCTATGAATTCTTGTATTGGACAAATTGAGCATCCATATGTTTTCTTCAGGAGATGTAAAATTTTGAGAAGTTTGAATGAAGAACAGCAGCTCTCTATGTTGAAAGTTGATAGAGAGAGATTGCTTCAGATAAAACAAATATCTGAAAATTTTAAGCTTTCACCTGTAGATCAAGATAAATTGATCAAGACAATGACCGCAGGAGATGATTTTCTGACTCTTGGAGTGAAGAGTACCCAATGGTACACCTTTGAGATGTTTCAAGAAGATATGCGGACACTTGGTCATGATTATACTGATCCACAAAAAACCGGGAATGGTTATACAATTAAACCATTGCGGGAAATGCAATACCTTAAACGATCATTTGTTCAGAGAGATGGTCTTTGGTATGCGCCCATGGATAAAGAAAATGTATTTGAGATCTGTAATTGGATCACAACAACGATTCCAGCTGGAGAGGCTACCTCTCTAAATTGTGAACATGTTGTTAGAGAAATGTTTCACCATGGGGAATCTGAATTTAATCGAGTTAAACACTTGTTGAACTACCATTTAGCGCAAAAACATTTAACTCCAGTTTCACTGGATTGGAGTGAGTTGTTTTATGAGTTTACAGATATGGATTGCGTTGTACCTAAGAAAGCAGACATAACTTTTGAAGCTCATGTTGGGCGTACACCTATAGCATCTCCAACTACTGAGAGGGAGTGGGAGTTGCTTAAAGGAGATTTTGATAGTGTTACGGGTCAGTTGATTCGATTAATGAATGTACTGAATCCTCAGTTATATGCAGCTGAAATGAGAAAACTTGAAGAAGCACGTGTTGAAATTTCTTCAATCTCGTTCATACAATGCCAGGTAATTGCACAGCAAATGATGCAAGATATTACAACCTGGAGATCAAGCATAGCTTTACTTCAAGCCTTGGTACAAGATCAGTGGAATGATGAAGGGGAGGCACAAGTTGGACTCATGAATGAGTTTTATGCGGTTTATAATTTTAAGCCGGATGTGACCTACACTCGATCATCTATTGGAGCCTTTCAGGCTACCACAGTTATCGATGGCAGGATAGTAGAAAGCAAGTTCTTCCCAAATAAGAAGGATGCTTTAGAGGATTTGATTCGACAAGTTTGTGTACAGTTTGAATTGTTCAAGGAAGGAAAGATAATATTCAGTCCACGTGTTGTGAAAGATATTGTGGTAGGAGAACATATTCTAACTGATTTGCAAAAGATTGAGTTGGGACCGAAACCTGTGAAAAAGGAAGTTCCTCCTCAGCCTATTACAATAATTCAACCACCAATCCAAGAGACGACACCAAAAATGTCATTTCCATCAACACCAAAAGAAATGGTGTCAGATGATATTTTGGTAGCGCGCGGAGCTTTGCGTAAGCTTAAAATGGTAGAAGATGTTGATAAATTGTATGCAGAAGGAGAATCAGTAATTTCGATAATTCGACAGCTTGAGATTTCACTGTTCAACGTGGAGTCTTATCTTAGAGGATTTGAGGCACAAATGTCTAAGGAAGACATAACAGCAACAAATGTTGAAGTAGTAGGGTTAACCCAACAAAGAGATGTAGAGACTATATCAGAAGGGAGAATTTTACGAAGAGTGCAAACTTTCTTTGAGTATGCTGATCCATACGAGACTGACTCCTTAGCAACCTTGTTGAGTAGACAGTACAAAATAGCTACAGTTACGTGGTCAGGATCAAATGTTTTTGGAGACCAACTGTACATGGTAAATTCACCATATGGGATATTGGCAGTTTCACCCTATATTCAAGAAAAACTGAATTTCTTTCACATGTTTCGTGCGGATACAAGATTTGAATTTCGTATTCAAGGAACGATGTATCATAGTGGATTAGTTTTAGGAGCATGGGTTCCACATGGACCAGCGGCAGCGGCAACTACACATGAAAAGTTGCTAAATGTTGTCACATCATCGATGTGTAATGCCTTCTTTATTAGTCCACATGACAACACTCCAGTTAGTGTGACTATTCCATATGTGTCACCTACTTCGTACGTTACTGACAGTAATTATACAACCAACAAACCTTGGTTTGGACAGCTTGTGCTTTATTGTATGCATCCTTTAATGATGCAAGGAGCAACAAGCACTCCTAGTTTGACTATCACTGTATATGCGAGCTTTGAAAATGCTCAAGTGGCTGCACCAACGACTGTAGCACATATGATGACAAATGAAGGATTACTGAACCAAGAACCTGAGGGAGATGTGGAACAAAAGAAGAAATCTAAAACTAAGATTATTTCGTCCTCTCTCAATGCATTGGGGCAATTGGCTGTAATAGCAGGTAGATGGAATTTCCTGCCCCCAATATTTTCAACAATTAGCACAATAACCGGATCCGCGCTACTCGGATTTTCCGCTTATGCTAAATCAATGGGCTATAACAAGCCTCAATCAATAGTAGCACCTGATATCGTAGTACAACGAACCGTTGACAGTCTATCTCATGGGATGGGATTAGATTCTTCAGTCACTTTGTCAATTGATCCAGAAAATAAGACCTCTAACGATCCTGTTAGATTCGGTATGCCTATAGCTGAACATGATTTCATGCACTTAAAAGGATTACCAGGCTTGGTTACTTATTTCTCAATTGATGGTACCACAGCAGTGGACACTACATTTCGCAAGTTGGCAGTATCTCCTTGCGCTGTAATAATGGGTGAAGATTCAACAGGTTCACCTTACAAAGGCTACATATATCAGACCCCTTCATTTGCCCTTGCCAGTTATTTTGGTTATTGGACCGGTGGAATAAAGTATTTGATAAAAATTACTTGTTCTAGTTTCACCTCGTTCAGACTTAGAATTGCTTGGCATCCTCATTATTCGGAAATACCTAGTACTTACACTACTGGAGCTGGAGATATCATATCTATGATTGTAGATGTGCGTGGAGATACAGATATTATTTTCACGGTTCCTTATCTCAAAGAAATAATGTGGAGTAGAACTACAACATATTTCTATCCATATAATGCCACACTAGATCCTTATTGTGCTGGCTGGTTAGCGTTATCAGTGGTAAACACTATACCTGTGGTGACCACAGTGGGAGATAGCAAAGTCTATTTCTCCGTCTATCAAGCATCTGCAGAAGATTTGCAATTTATGCAAATGATAGACTATGATCCTAACCGAAATTCAAGTGGATGGACCAATGTAGGATATGCTTACACAGGACTGCAACTTACTATGTTTGCAATGGCTAGTGGATTTAGTAGCCATTTGAATGAAGTTTTCTCCAAACCATTTCCGAGTATATTACCTGCAAAAAGTCAATTTGTCCAACGACTAAATAGCGGTGAAGAGATTAGAGATTTATATACTATGCTTCATCGTTATGTTGGTCTCCCAGCAACTACCTTACCGAATGGAACCACGGTTTACAATACGATAGAAAGTTGGGTTGGCGCCAACACTATAGTTCCAGGACTCGTTTTCTATTGGGCCATGTATCATGCAGGCTCATATAGACTCAAAATTATTCGCAACGCAGACACAAACAACAATGACGGATGGCTGTGGGCGATGCAAGCTTATATCAAAGAAGATGGAAGTTTTGAGACTTGCAATCCTATCACAGGAACAAACGGATCCTCCGTAGAAAACGTGACTTTTAAACCGACACTCGAGATACACTTACCATATTTCAATAGATTCGCCTTTGTAACCAGAACAGCAATGACTGGTAGCGAGGTTACAGGAACTGGTGTTGCCCTGATATGGAAATCTATGGTAACTAGTGTCAACTACCTCTCTCTTCCAATGCTTAGCACTGGAGATGACTTTTCCCTGGGTTGGCTGATAGGCCCCCCTTGTCTCTACAGTACTACATTAGGTGCGCGTGGCAACCGGCGTGCACGTTCCCAAAAAACAAGCGGCATTTTTTCAGATAACAATACGGTTCCCACAAATCAAACCTAAGTTCGTCACAGGAATGATTCACCCTTCTGATCATCAGTAGGAAGGGCG